ATTCGGCGTGGCGATATCCCTGCCCTAGTCGGTTTCGGGGTTTACGATTCAACCGAGGTGCCGACCGAGGTCAACCTGGTCGGGTTTGCCACCTTGCCCGATTCGATTCTAGTGGCGATGCGTTACCTGGCACCGCAACAGGGCAACACCTACTTTCAAGCGGCGCCGGTCTCCAATGAGTACGGCTTTACTTTGGGGTTCCGCGATTTTTACGACAATAACCTTGGCCAACGGGTGCAAGTGCTCGAGGCGAACTATGGTTTCTTGCTTGGCAACCCGAATGCTCTTGTGAGATTAGTGAGCGCGTAAATGCGCCAAGCGGTTCTTCTCGCGGTCACCGGAAACAAAATGGTTGTCGTTTGTGACATCATGACGCCGATCGATGATCAATTGCGCGTTATCAAAAAGGCTAAGGTCGAAGGTTTCAAATGCGATCGCCTGGAGTTTTGGGATTCTGACGGTGGTCGCCGGATTTTTCGCGTACCGCAACCGCAATCGACGAATCAAAAACACCCTAAGGGACAGTAAATATGCCCGATTACACCGTTACCCTGGCCGATAAAGAAAGCGCTTATGTTGACGCCGAGGCGGCTCGCAAACAAGTGACTCCCGAAGAGCTCTTGGCCGCGGCGATCAAGCAATTAGTGGTTCAAGAGCGTTGGCCGATTCGAGCACTGATTTAATTGATTCGGACAAAGCCCGCGAAGAGGCCTTATATCTTCGACGACAAGGCAAATCGGTAACAAAAAGTACTTAGAGGACATGGCAAAAGTACTAGCAACCATCACAGTCAGTTTCAGTAAAGTCGTCGATATCTCCGGGGTGCCCGGCGTGCCAGGGGGGCCAACGGATCCAGATTATGGAATCGATGAAGGCGCCGAGCCAGGTCAAGGATTGCCGGAACACCCAGGACATCACCCGAGCCGGCCGAGCAAAGAACAGATTTTGGAAATGCTCAAAGAGCATGAGGAACAAATTCGGGCGAAGATCGATGAAATTCGCGATGCCGTCGCCGATCGGATCCCGGGCGTCAAAGAAAAGCTCGAAGCAATCAAGGCCGAGATCGCGGCCAAGATCGAGGAAATCAAGAGTCGGCCGGTCGATCCTGGTTACGGGGTTGAAGGTGGCGCACCGGGCCAGGGCTTGCCAGGCGAAGGCGCACCCGGTCAAGGCTTGCCCGATCGATTGGAAGCGTTCAAAGAGACTATTTCGGCCAAGCTCGAGGCGATCAAGGTCGAGGTCGCGGATCGGATTCCGGGCATTAAGGAAAAGATCGATATCGCCAAGCGGGTGCTTGCGGATGCGATCGAGGATTTGATTCACAAGATTCAAGGAGGCGATTGCGCTGCCAAGATTGCCGGCATTAAGGCCGCGGTCCAAGCCAAGCTTGATGCGCTCAAACAAGAGTTGGCGGGTCGGGGCGCGGATATCGCCGCGAAAATTGACGCCGCCAAATCTGCGTTGGCCGATAAAATCGAGGAAGTGAAAAACCGGCCGGTTGATCCGGGTTACGGGGTAGATGCTCCAGAACGGACACCGAAACCGAGCCGGCGCCGGATCACGCACTAACTTTGTTCATCGGCTGCCCGCTCTTTCCGCACATAGGGGGCGGGCAGTTTCTTTTTATGGTTCCGATTGCGACAGAGAACGAGTTTGACGATTTGATGGCGCTTAGTTTTGACGCGCTGCTCGAGGTTGCCGGCGAGCTCCGGGAGCTCGTGATCTCGGACGGTAACAAAGGCCAGGTCACGATCAATAAGCGGGTGATTTGGGCAACCGACGCGCTTTCGCGGCCGACCATTACGCGGATCGGTGGCGTTTTCTTAGGTGACGTTTTGCTCTCGATGTGGGAAACCGACCTCCCGCGGCGGCCGCTCGCCGGCGAATTCTTGTACTCGCCGCGTGAGAAGCAATGGGAAATTCTCGGCTGCTTTCATTCGAACGGGGTTTATTATTTAACACTGCACGCGATCCGGGCCTCATGAGTGCGCAAAAGCTGATTCGACTCTTGATTGTCGGCCTGATTCTGGTCGTGATTTATATCGTTTGCGGGATGTTTATTGGTGGCCAAATTCATCTAATCATTGGCCTGATTCTGCTTTTGATTTTTTTGCTCTACGTGTTGCAAACCTTTGGGATCTTGTAACCGATGATCGTCATTAGCACCCAAGATTTCGCCAAGGTACACAAAGCCCTTGGGGGCGTTCTGGATAAGGCGCGCAAAGGAATCTCGATGAGCATCAACACCGCGATCCGGCGCGGCCGCACGACCGTCGGCAAAGAGATTCGGGAAGTCTACACAGTTTCCCGAGGCCGGATCTATGAGGGTTTAAGCCTAAACTTTGCTAGTCCCGGCAACCTGCACGGCTCGATTGTCAGTAAAGGCGCCGGCGTGCCGATTAAGGAATTCAAGGTCAAACCCAAGAGCGCCAAACCGCGGGCGAAACCTGTGATCACGGTTGAGATCATCAAAGGAGCGGCCAAACCCTTTCCAGGCGGGTTTGTGGTCGATGCATTCGGCTCGCACGTCTTTACTCGTAAAAGCCGAAGCAAATTCCCGATCGAAAAACGCCTTAGTGTGAGCGTGCCCGGGATGATGGGCGGCGAGCGAGCCGGTGAAAAGATCCGTACTCAGATTGTTGAGCATTATCACAAAGAGGCTGATCGCCAAATCCAGAGGGCGCTCGGCACAAAATGAGCACACCGCTCAATTTAGAGGATACGCTAGTCGCTTTCATCGAGCCGTTGGTCGAGAATTACGACCTGAAAACCTCGCTCTCGTGGACCGGGCCAGGCGGGCCGATCTACGGCAAACCGATCGTCAAGCCGGGCTATATCCCGAGCTTTCTCACTGGCGAGGGCGACGTGCACGTTATTCCGCACGTTGTCGTGCAAGTGACCGGGGTCGATTTCACTTTTCAAGCCAGGACAACGAGCGCCGAAATCCTGATTTCAACTCTCGACGATGAGCTCGATCACCAAGGCTATCGCGACGCCTTGAACATTGCCGAAAAGATCACCGCGGCGCTCTTTTTTGAGCGAAACTTGGGCGATCTCTGGCGCTTGAAAATGCCGTTCCATTACAACCCGGTGCACGTTGAGCCGAACGCTACCAGGGCCATTGAACACCCGATTTATCGGGTAGTGATGCTGACCAATTGGGAAACACCTGGAATCGTTTCGCGATTTGAATCACTGGTCCAAGGGGCGTGAATTGAAGGGCACGCTAAATGCTATGCAATACATAGCATGGCATATCCGGCAAAATTCACCGCGGAAGAACGCAAGGAACGCGCAAGACTTCATGTGCGAGTGGTTCGTGCTGCGCGCACACCGGAGCAATGGGCGCGCGACTGTGAGCTCAAGAGAATGCGACGTGCTGAAAAGCTTTTGAATCCAGAATGCCAAAAACGCGAGAAGCAATTGCAAGCTATTCGAGATCAAAGACGGATGGAAAAACGTGGTGAAGAAAGACGGCAATATGCCCGGGATTATTATCACGCCGGATATTGCAAAATCGTTTCTAAACGCCAAATCGATAATCCTGAGATGTTTCGCGAAAGACGAAAGAAAAGAGTGCCAATGGTTAGAATTTGGAGAGCTGAAAAGCAGAAAACTGATCCACAATTTAGACTTTCGAGAACTTTGCGATCACGTATAAACATGCTTTTGATCGGTCGCGTGAAAAGTGCAAAAACCTTTAAACTTATTGGATGCGATCTCGATTGGTTGATAGCTTGGATCGAAGTCCATTTTCAATCTGGTATGACTTGGCAGAATTACGGGCGCGATGGCTGGCATGTCGATCATATCCGGCCTTGCGCATCATTCGATCTCATCGATTCCGACCAGCAAAAGCGGTGCTTTCATTGGACGAATCTGCAACCGCTTTGGGCTCGCGACAATTTGAGCAAACACGCCAAATGGGAACCGATCACCGCCTAGAAAGTAATTAGCCTTTTGAACGGGGGAAACTTCCCGAACAAGGAGCTCAAAAATCGCGACATTCTATCACGGCGTAAGGTTCTCAGAAGTAGCCACCGACATTCGTGGCGTCATTAGTGCCGACTCGGCTTTGCCCTTTGTGGTCGGCACCGCACCTGTTCACCGAGTGCCAGGCGGGATGGAGAACGTCAATAAAGTTTTAATGGCGTTCAGCTTGTCCGAGGCCTTGATCATGTTGGGTGACGATGATGACTGGTCGCTCTATTCGCTTTGCGAATTCACGCGCGCGGCCTTTATCAATTCGCCGGCTGATGTCCCTGTCTTTTTCGTCAACGTCTACGATCCGGCAGTTGGTGCCATAGTGGTTCCGCCGCTTGATGTGGCGGTCACCAATAATCGGGTGACCTTGCCGGAGCTCGAGATCATTTTCGATACGATGCAAGTGCGCCAAGCCGGCGGCACGGGTGTACCAGGGGTCTATGGCACTGATTACACGTTGGCTTATGGGCGTGATGGCCGGATGACGATCACCTTGTTAGCCGGGGGTCGGTTCAATAATGCTGCTGCGGTTCACGCGACCTTTTCCCGGGCGATTCCCGACGCGATGACCGAGGACGATATCATCGGCACCTATGACCCGATCGCCGATAAATACACCGGGTTGCAACTGGCCGACACAGTCTTTTCTTATTTTCGCAAAAACCCGTTCTATATCTGCGCACCCGGTTGGGCGCATGATGCGGTTGGCGCCGCGATGGTGGCTAAAGCGCAAAGTTTGAACGGGGTGTTCAAAGGCCGGGCCCTGCTCGATGCCGATACCTCGGTAGTCAAAGCTTATCGGGACGTACCGAACTACAAAAACCAAGGCGCATATAATAGCGAAGATACCGATTTCTTTTGGCCGTGCGCGAGCCTTGGCGGCCGGATTTATCACGGGAGCACCCTGCAAGCTTGTTTGGCGGCCCGGGTTGCGGCGACTAATGGCGGGATCCCATTTCAATCGCCATCCAATTGGGTTGTGCCAATCGATGGCTCGTGTTTGATCGATGGAACCCCGATCTTTTTGACCTTGCCGGCAGCCAATTACCTCAACGAAAACGGGATTAAGACGTTTCTCAACTTTATCGGTGGTTGGCGCATGTGGGGCGACTGGTCGGCGGCCTTCCCGGGCACGACTGATCCAAAGGACATGTGGACCTCGATTTCAACGATGTTCTCTTACGTCGGGAACACGGTCACTTTGACGACCTGGCAATTC